GTTTCATCCTATAAAGTTTGGGGGCTAACCGTAGACCCCCACGGATGTGTTACGGCATCACCCGATAATTAGTCTTTCTTACTTATGTACGCATAAAACTCAGATGCTTTCTCAATCACCTTAGTTGGATTATACATATCTGGCATATATTTGTCAAGTGTCTCTTTGATATCTTTACCAGCTTCTTTCGTTTGGTCAACCATTTGATACATCAAATTATTTTGAAATTCCAGTTGTTGGTCTAACATTTCTTTTGCCATCTTGAGTGTTTCAAGACGAATCTCAAATGGGTTTTTACTAGTCATAATTTTCTCCTGTGTGTGTATGTGTGTTAGTGGTAGGTTATTCTGTTGCCAAGAAACCTACCGAAACTCCGAACACTCACTGCTTACGCAGCAAGTGCCATGGGTGCAAAGTTATCGTTTGCGTTTACTTTAGTGACCTATAAGGCGGTCAATCCACAGTTCTCAACTTCTCTAATTAACACCTGTCGATCCTAGTTCGCCCCCATCAAAAAAAGACTAGATAAACCACTCCAGATAAAAGAGCTATGTCTGCACAAATACTCCAAACAATATATGCCCTAAGCATCCACTTGCTGACCTTTCGTATTAAGGGGTTCTTCATCATACTCCCCTTTCTCTATCTGTTTCAACCTAATCTCCTTTTGGTGGAGGCGTTGGGTACTGCCCCCAAGTCCAGTCTGCCTTTCAATCAGCATCATCGAACTGTACTATATTTATACCACATATAGATTGGTTTGTCAAGCGTTAAATTGAGATTTCTTTAATATTTTTTGGACCTTCCCAAAATCCAGGCGCAAGAACAAACCCTAAAAACTTACCTTTTGTCACTGGACTTTCAACTCCAAGTGCGACACTGGGCCTATCTAGAAAGTCAAAGTATTCTAAGAATTGTGACTGCACTAAAAAGAAGAATGGTCTTTCTAATTTTACACAATCTCCTTCGTCCACTAAATCAGTAACCGTGGAAAGAACCTCTTCCACAGATATCATATCTGCGTTTATTACTTTTACGATTGATTCTTCATCTTTACAAATGACCGCTGTTGCGATGAGATCACCCATTGTCCAAGTTCTTTTAAAGTCTGGTGTCTGTTCTTGATGCTCTGCTGTCGCATTATATGGCAACACTAGCAACAGCATGGTCATCATGGTTGCTATTAGGTATTTCATTTTTATCTCTCCATTCCTTTATGGTTTGGGTGAGAGAATCTAGGTAATCATGTTTTTGTTTTACAAATTCTTGCACGATGCCATCTTCTGTGACCACAAGAATTACTACTTGATTTACGATTATGCCGGTTCTCTCACCGAACATTTCTGCGTAACCTGACCCTTGAATGTAGTAGTTTTCATTCCATGCATCTGTGCGTTCTTTGGTGGAGGTTTTGAAGTCAATAATTGACAACTCACCTTTGTAGTCAGCGATGCAATCAACCCGGCCTGCTACCTTATATTTATCACTGTAAAGTCCTGCTTCTTGTGCGTATATGTGGTCAATATGACACAGGGCTTTGTCTCTCAAAACCTTAAATAAGGCATATGGAAGAAAATGTTTCTCATGTTTCTCCCATTTTTCAGGCCAGTTAAGATGCACGTTGTTTAGATAGTCCTCACACATGTGATGAACTTTTGTACCTCTTGATGCAGCAGTTCTTGCGATATGGTTTGCAACGTCTTCACCAACACGTTTACGCCACTCAAAAAGTCCCTTCTTGTTACGGACTGATAATACCGTAGTTATAGATGGATACTTGTTACCATCTGGTGTTTCATATAAACGTATACCATTGTTGTTAGTTGCCTTTATCTCTGGAATATTAATCTCGTCTACATGAGTAAATGACATTTGGTTCATCCTGTTAAACTTCTCTCATTCTTGAAACTAAGCGTTCTGCTCTTGCACCCACTTGTGCATACCATCGGCTATCAACCATCTCGTCTGCGGCACGATTCCAGTTCTTCTCATCGACTCCTGCCTTCATACCACGAAACTTAGACATTCTTGGATATCCAAGATTGAACATCATGTTTGCGATTATTTGTTGAACTTCCTCTGGCAAACTCTCAAAGTCTGGATAGAGTTTGTTGCAGTCTGACAATACGATTTTGATATCATCATCGAAGGCACTGGCAACTCTATCTTCGGATACAGATGTTCCGACGGCTTGACCATTTTCGGGGTCAGATTCAATAATAAGGTGGCCGATACCAAAAGTAGGATAACCGAGGTGATCATTATAAATTTCGTAAACACATCCTTCATCAATTTTCAATTGCTCCCTAAGTTTTTCAACATCCATTTCATTTCTCCTCAGCGGGGAACATGTTGATATTTGCAGATAAGCTTCTGCGCTCTCCCTCGCCAGTAAAAGGTAAAACACTGTGATTTAACCAAGAGGGAAACATGAGTAGTTGACCCACCTCTGGTTTAATATACTGCTCTGTGCTTGGTTTTAATTTTTTCATGTCGGTGGTGCTATTGGTTCCCCAACAAAAACGAGTGTATCCATCTACTAAACCAGTGGCGCCTGACAGTGATGTAGACCCTTCGCTACCATCTCCACTTGAGATACCCATCGGGACAGTCAAATACATGATGCAAGATAACCCAACGTCAGCATCAGATGGATGGTCATGTTCTGGATTATAATCTCCAGCGTAACTACGATTGACCCACATAGATTTAATCTCTGGATTGTATTTTTTCTCGTTACCTGTTATTGAACGATTAAATGTTTTACCATCATCAATAGTGTCAGACTCAACGTAGTCCATGTATTGAT